CTCCGGCGAAGGCGCCCCGGACCGTATGCGCGTTATGCCGAAGTCGGCATAAGGCGCATTATGCCGATGCCCGGATTATGCCGATGTAGGTCTGTAAGCTGTTGTTTCTGGCGGGGACCGCTGCGAAGGGGTTGGCATAATCAGAGGGCTTCCAGGAAGGCGAGGAGTTTGTCGGTCGGCCGGAAGCGGCCGGGTTTGGTCGTGATCGGGGCCGTCCTTTCGAGGGCGCGTTCCTTGATCTGCAGATCCGCGTGCAGGTAGATCTGGGTCGTCTCAACCTGTTCGTGTCCGAGCCAGAGCGCGATCACCGAGGTGTCGATGCCGGCCTGCAGCAGGCGCATGGCCGCCGAATGCCGCAGCACATGCATGGTCACCCGCTTGTGCGCGAGGGACGGGCATTGGGCGGTCGCCCTCTCGACATATCCGGCCAGCCGGCGTTCGAGCGCATCGCGACTGAGAGCGCGTCCGGTGCGTGTCGGGTACAGCGGGTCTGCTGGCTGACCGGCCCGCTCGGCCAGCCAGACCCGCATCACGGCAACAGTGCCGGATGTGAGCGGCGTGATCCGCTGCTTTCGCCCCTTGCCGGTGCAGCTGACATGCGCACCGGCCCCAATGTGGACGTCGGCGCAATTGAGCCCGATCAGTTCGGAGGCCCGAAGGCCCGTCTGGACGGCGAGGCCGAACAGCGCCGTGTCGCGCCGCCCGGTCCAGGTCGCCCGGTCCGGCGCGGCCAGCAGGGCGTCGATCTCCGCCTCGGTCAGCCAGGTCACGAGCCGCCGCTCGAAGCGCTTCGGCGGAATGGCCAGAACGCGTTCGATGGTGGCGGCATGTTCGGGATGGCGCAGGGCGGCATACCGGAACAGGGACCGGATCGCGGCCAGCCGGGCGTTGCGGGTGCGCACGCCATTCTGTCGTTCGTGCTCCAGATGGTCGAGGAAGGCGCCGATCAGGGGCGCATCGAGATCGTCGATGTCGAGCTTTCCCGGTGCCTTGCCGTGCCGCTCCGACGCGAAGACCAGCAGCAGCCGCAACGTATCGCGATAGGCCTGAACCGTGTTCGGGCTGACCTGGCGCTGGCGGAGGAGGCGATCGGTGAAGAACGCCTGCAGGGTCGTGGCCAGCGCGCTCATGCGTCGCCCGCCAGGTGGCGCTCGAGCCTTTCGCCGGCCAGTGCCAGCAGTTCCGGCGCCGCCGACAGGTACCAGTAGGTATCGCCGGGATCGGCATGGCCGAGATAGGTGGACAGGATCGCGAGGCGCGAGCCGGGGTCGCCCGTCCGGTAGCCGTCCGCGATGGTGCTGACGGCGAAGCTGTGCCGCAGATCGTGGATCCGGGGCCGGCACGCCGCCGAGCGCGGAGCGATGCCGCAATGATGCAGCAGCTTGTGGAAGATCGGCTGCACGACCGTATAGCGCAGCCGTTTGCCGGTCGAACTGATCAGCAGGGTCGGCATGCCCGCATGGTGGGGGCGATCGTCGCGGCGCAGGTAACCGTCCAGGGCAGCGACGGTCGTCGGGTGCAGCGGCACTTCTCGGGACTTGCCGAACTTGCCCTTTCGGATCGTCAGCCGGCCATGGGCGGCGTCGAAGTCGTCACGGTCGAGACCGATCGCCTCTCCGATCCGCATGCCGGTCGCCGCCAGGAGGCCGATCAAGGTCCGGTAGGTCGCCTGCACATGCGATCCGCGCAGGATCGTGGTGGCCTTCATCAGGGCCGATATCTCTTGCGGCGTGTAGAGATACGGCGTCGCGCGGCGCCCTTGTGCCGGCAGAAGATCGGCGGGCGGCACCTCGCTCACACCGTCGAGCACACGAAGGTGCCGGGCAAATAGCCGAACCTCTGCCAGACGCCGGGAGGTCCAGATCGCGGCGGCGCCCGAGGGCCGGGTCGCCCAGGCCAGCGCCGTCCCGGTCCGGACATGGGCCTCGCCGCGATCCTCGGCGAAGGCGACAAACTGGCCGAGAAGCCGTTCGGCCTTGTCCAGCTTGTAACCGAGGGCACGCCGCATGGTCAGATAATCGGCAACGGCATTGCGCAGGGGGCTCATTGCACGCCCTCCGGCCAGGGGCGCGCGATCAGGCGCAGGGTGTCGCGGTCGGCCTTGGCGTAGATCGCCGTGGTCTCGATACGACGATGACGCAGGAGCTGTCCGATCTCCGGCAAGGATGCGCCAGAGCGCAGGAGCTCGGTTGCCGCCGTATGGCGCAGGCGATGCGCATGAACGCGCCCGAGGCCCGCGCGTCGGGCAGCATCCGCCACGATGCCACTCACACGGCTCGCGCCGAGTGCGTGATGGGGCGCGAAGTGCCGCACGAACACGGTCCGCCCCAGAGCGTCAGACGGTCGGGCGCTTGTCAGGTATTCGGCTACCAGGTGCCCGACATCGGCCGGAAGGGGCAGCCGTTCGTGACAATTGCCCTTGCCGCGCACGCGGATCGTGCCCGCGCGCCAGTCGATGTCGTCGAGCCCGAGCCCGGCGACTTCACCGCGCCGAAGGCCGAGCCGGATCAGCAGGGTCAGGATCGCCAGATCGCGGCAGCCGACGGCGGTATCGGCATCGCAGGCCGCGAGCAGACGCCGCATCTGATCGGGCTCGAGCCCCCTGGGCAATCCCGCCAGCCTGCGGCGGGCGACCGTCGGCACGGCGTGCACGAGCGAGCGTTCCGTGACGCCGCCCAGATGCAGGAAGCCGAGGAACGACCGCAGCGCCGTGACCGTCAGCTTTGCCACGCCGGAGTTCAGGCACGGGCACCACGCCACCACGAAAGCGGTGACATCGGCCGGGATCAGGCCACCGAGATCAAGCCGCCCCGCCGACATCCTGCGGTCCAGGAACGGGCGCAGGCAATCGATGTACCGACCGGCCGTCACCGTCGCCAGACCGCGTTCCGTGGTCAGGAACTGCCGGTATCGGTGCAGGATTATCTGGGCGGGGTCGTCCTCCACCGGGGTTTCGGCCGCGGGCACCAGCCCCAGCCCGCGCAAATGGTCGAGAATGGGACCCAGTGCCTTGCGAGTCTTCAGTTTGCGAACGTCAGCGGCACGGCGGTCAGCCATGAACCGATCAACCTGCGCCATGGACAGATCGCCCATTGTGAGCTGCTGGCCCTGCAGCCAGCCAATCAGATCGTTGAGCAGCTTGCGCTGCTTCCAGATCGTGCCAGGCGCGTATCCTTGGCGCCGCAAACCCTCCTCGAAGCCGATGGAAAGGGCCGTGACCGGGTTCTTACCCCGTCTCTTTTTCGGTTCGGTCAACATGAAGTCTCCTCGTTTCAACGTGAAAGAGGAGACGTTACCAGTCCCAAGTCCCGAGGATTATGCCGACCCTGACCCAACGGACTTGAGGCCATTCAGACGCTTACAAGACTACATCGGCATAATCCGGGCATCGGCATAATGGGCCAACCATCCGGAGGCCTCGACCATCTCCGCGACCGTCGCCCCCTCGGGGCGCTGGAGCATGGCGATGATCTGCGCTTGCTTGGTGCCTGCGCGGATGGCGACCGGTTTCGCGGTGTCGGTGTCTTCGGACGCTTGCGCTGGTTTCGGCCTCGCCCTCCGCGCGCTGGCGACAGCGTTGGCCACCACCGGCTCGATCCCGATGGCTTCCAGCCCGGCCTCGGTGGCGATCAGCGTGGTGCCATGTCCGTCGCCGGTCTCGCGCCACATCGGCTCGCCACGGCGCAGGTTGGCCTCGACCTCCTCGAGCCAGCCGCGGGCGATCATCTTGCCGACCACCATCTTGGCCGCGGCGCCGACCAGCCCCTCGGGCAGCGGCAGGGCGATGTTCCCCGGCCGGGTCGCGGCGCGGGAGAGGATCAGGGATTGGGTATCGGACGGGTTGGTCATCGGGGCCTCCGGGCGCTTGGGCGCGCGCTGTGCGCGCCTTCTACGGAGGCAAGCCCCGTCCTCGGACGGGGCGGCCGTCGCGCCACGTGGGCGCGTCAGGCGGCGTGTTCGCCTTCCTTGAAGGCGCTGTCGGTGATCTGGCGCAGCAGGCCCGCGTAGTGCTTCAGCGTCCCGACATGGCCCCAGTTGATTTCGTCGGGGTGGGTCTCAAAGTGGTCATCGCTGAGGGCCTTCAGGCGCTCCAGCATGGTGTCGATCTCGGCCTTGGCGGCGATGAAGGCGTCGAGGGCTTTGGAATTGTCGGCGGCGCGGCGGGTGGTCATGGCGGTGGCATCCTTCAGTGAGTTGCATCGTTCTGGTGCCGACACCATCGCTCTGTCGGGTCGATGATCGTAGGCAAATCGGAGCAATATCAGTGCTTTCTGATCGCTCCGGTCAGATCAGCCGCATCTCGGCCAGTGCGCGGCTAGCGGCACCAAGCTGGGCGGTGGGCAGTTCGATCTTCAGGTGCGAGAGGACGTCGGAGGCCTCAGCCGGGATCCCACTCTCGCGCAGCGCCTGCTCGATCACTTCGGCGATGGCGTCCGGGCGGCTCAGGTCGAAGCCCTCGGGAAGGGTGGAATAATCGATGCGGATGGTGGTCGTGGTCATGGTGAAGCCCTCCTGGGGTCGGCGCGATACGGCCTGTTGATGGGGTCAGAATCGCTCTGCAGAGGAAGGCAATCAACCGGAATGATTGTCTTTTCCTGTTTATTTTCAATATCTTGTTAGGTTTCACAGCGCCATGAAGGGCATGAGCGAACGCGAGTACGCGGCCCATTCCGGCCTGTCCCGCGGCGGGGTGCAGAAGGCGCGGAAGAACGGGCGGCTGGTGGTCCATGACGACGGGTCGATCAACGCCGCGGCCTCGGATGTGCGACGGGCGGAGATGACGGACCCGGACCAGCAGCGTCGGTCGCTTGGTGGTGAAGGGTTGGCCAGCGGCCCCGGTGATGCGACTTCGTACATCAAGGCGCGCACGGCGCTGACGGTCTACGCGGCGCAGGAACGCCAGCTGGCCGTGCAGAAGAAGAAGGGCGCGCTGGTCGACCGTGCGCGGGCGGAAACGCTGGTGTTTCGCCTGGCGCGGCAGGAACGGGATGTCTGGGTCACCTGGCCCGGACGGGTGGCCGCGCTGATGGCGGCGCAAATCATGGCGGAGGTGGAACGGCGATCCGGGGCATCGGTGACGATCGAGACCGCGATCATGCAGAGGGTGCTGGAAGCCCATGTCCGCGAACAGCTCGACGCCCTCGCCGACCTTAGAGTTTCCCTCGGGTGACGATGATCTGACCGAAGGTCTCGACCTCGGCTTCGACGGGGCCGAAGACCTGCTCCGGGTCTGGCGGCAGGGCCTGCGCCCCGATCCGAACCTGACGGTATCGGAATGGGCGGATCAGCACCGCTGGCTGTCTTCGCGGGGTGCGGCCGAGCCGGGGCGGTATCGCACCGCCCGCGCGCCCTATCTGCGCGAGATCATGGATGCACTCTCGCCCGGCCACCCGGCCCAGCGCATAACCTTCATGAAGGCCGCGCAGGTCGGCGCGACCGAGGCCGGAAACAACTGGATCGGCTTCGTGATCCACCATGCACCGGGCCCGATGCTGGCGGTGCTGCCAAGCCTGGAACTGGCCAAGCGGACTTCACGGGGTCGTCTCGATCCCCTGATCGCAGACAGCCCGGCGCTCCGCGAACGGGTCAACCCGGCGCGGTCCCGCGATGCCGGGAATTCGATGCTGTCGAAGGAATTCCCCGGCGGCATCCTGGTGCTGACTGGTGCAAATTCGGCCACCGGCCTGCGGTCGATGCCCGCGCGCTATGTCTTCCTCGACGAGGTCGACGCCTATCCGGCCTCGGCCGACGAAGAGGGCGACCCCGTCACGCTGGCCGAGGCGCGGACCACGACCTTCTCGCACCGGCGCAAGGTGTTCATGGTCTCGACCCCGACGATCCGGGGGCTGTCGCGCATCGAGCGCGAGTTCGAGGCATCGGACCAGCGGCGCTACTTCGTGCCCTGCCCGCATTGCGGGGCGATGCAGTGGCTGCAGTTCGACCGGCTGCGCTGGGCGAAGGGAAGGCCGGAGACGGCGGCCTACCACTGCGAGGGCTGCGAACGGCCCATCGCCGAGCACCACAAGACCGAGATGCTGGCCCGCGGCGAGTGGCGGGCAACAGCCGTTTCCAAGGATCCGAAGGCCATCGGCTTCCACCTGTCGGCACTCTATTCGCCCTTGGGCTGGAAAAGCTGGTCCGACGTCGCGCGGGAATGGCTGGCGGCGCAAGGCTCGGACGAGACGCTGCGTGCGGCGCGCAACACCCTTCTGGGCGAGACATGGGTCGAGTCGGGCGACGCGCCGGAATGGCAGCGGCTGGCGGATAGGCGCGAAGCCTGGAAGCCCGGCACGGTGCCGATAGCAGCTCTGTTCCTGACCGCGGGCGCTGACGTCCAGAAGGACCGCATCGAGGTCGACATCTGGGCCTGGGGCCGCGGCCTCGAGTCCTGGCTCGTTGATCACATCGTCATCCCGGGTGGGCCCGACGATCCGGCCGCGTGGGACAAGCTGACGGCGCTGCTTGGTCGGTCGTGGCAACATGCCAACGGCGCCTTCATGACGGTGGCACGGCTCGGCATCGACACCGGTTACGAGGCCGCGGCGGTCTATGCCTGGTCGCGCACGGTCGGCTTTGAACAAGTCGCGCCCCTGAAGGGCCTCGAAGGGTTCAACCGGTCGGCCCCGGTCTCGGGCCCGACCTTCGTCGACGCCACCATCGGCGGGAAGCGGCTGCGCAGGGGAGCGCGGCTCTGGTCAGTGGCCACGGCGACGTTCAAGGCGGAGACCTATCGGTTCCTGCGGATCGAACGGCCCTCCGACGAGGACCGCGCCACCGGGATGCTCGACGCCCCCGGCACGATCCACATCCCCGGCTGGGCCGACACCGAATGGCTGAAGCAGCTGGTGGCCGAGCAGCTGGTCACGATCCGCAACAAGCGCGGCTATGCCCATCAGGAATGGCAAAAGATGCGCGAGCGGAACGAGGCGCTGGACTGCCGGGTCTATGCCCGCGCCGCCGCGTGGATCCTTGGTGCCGACCGCTGGGACGAGGCCACGTGGCGGCGGCTCGAGGCGCAGGCTGGCGTCGAAACGCGCCTGCCCGCAGCGGTCGCAACCGATCCGGCACCACCCGATCCGGCGCAGCCCAAGGCCGGAACCCTGACCACGCCACGCCGGAAACGGCGGGCCTACACCCCGAACTTCATGAGGGACTGATGGACCTGGAACGCATGCAGGCCCTGCTCACGGCACTGCAGGAAGCCCGCTTCGCCGGGCTGCGCAGCGTCAGCTACGACGGCAAGACCGTGACCTACGGCTCGGACGCCGAACTGGCCGCAGCCATTCGGGACTTGGAGGGCCGGATTGCGACCGCCTCTGCCACACCCCGTCGCCGCCGCTGGGGCACGGTCGCGACGAAGGGTCTGTGACCGATGGTCCTTGACGCCTTCCGCGCGCGCCTTGGCTCGATCATCGGCGGGTTCGACGCTGCGCAGTCCCACCGCCGCATGCGTGGGTTCCGGGCCACCCGGGCCCATGTGAACACGCTGATCGCGGCCTCGGGCGAAACGATCACCGCCCGGGCGCGCTGGCTGGTGCGGAACAACGGTTACGCCGCGAATGCGGTCGACGCCTTTGCGAACCATGTGGTCGGCGACGGCATCAAGCCCTCGTCGAAGATAACTGAGGCGGCGAAGAAGGAGGAACTGCAGAAACTCTGGCTCGCCTGGACCGACGAGGCCGATGCCGAGGGGCTGACCGACTTCTTTGGCCTGCAGCGCCGGGCCGCGCGCGAGGTGTTTCTGGCAGGCGAGGTCTTCCTGCGCATCCGCACGCGGCGGCCGGAGGATGGGCTGACCGTGCCGATGCAGCTGCAGATGCTGCCCTCGGAGATGCTGCCCCAGAACATGACCCGCGTCCTGCCCGGTGCGGGGTCGATCCGGCAAGGCATCGAGTTCGATGGCATCGGCCGCCGCGTCGCCTATCACTTCCTGCGCCGCCATCCGGGCGACATGACCGATCCGGGGTTGGCCGGGGAGACGGTGCGCGTGCCCGCGTCCGAGGTCATCCACATCCTCGATCCGGTCGAGGCGGGCCAACTGCGCGGCGTGTCGCGCTTCGCGGCAGCAGTGGTGAAGCTCTTCACGCTCGATCTCTACGACGATGCGGAGCTGGAGCGGAAGAAGACCGCCGCGATGTTCGCGATGTTCATCACATCGCCTGCCCCGGAAACGGCCCTCGACCCGGCCGAGGACGATCTGGAAGTCGAGCCAGGCCAAGTGGTGCGGCTGGACCCGGGCGAGGATGTGACGACGCCATCCACCCCGGACTCGGGCAGCACCTATGAGCCCTTCCAATACCGCACCCTCCTGCAGATCGGCGCTGCGCTGGGCGTGCCCTATGGCTATCTGACCGGTGACACCGCCAAGGGCAACTTCTCCAACACCCGTATCGCCTTGGTCGACTTCCGTCGCCGCATCTCGGCCTTCCAGCATTCGGTGATGGTCTATCAGCTCTGCCGTGCCGTCTGGACGCGCTGGATGGACATGGCCGTTTTGTCGGGGGCCATCGATTTGCCGGGCTATGCCACCGACCGGCGCGCCTGGCTCGCCTGCGACTGGCTTCCCACGAAATGGGACTGGATCGACCCGGCCAAGGACGCTGCGGCGGAGATCCTCCAGATCGAAGCAGGCCTGAAATCCCGTACTCAAGCCATCGCCGAACGTGGCTACGACGCCGAACAGGTCGATCGCGAAATCGCCGCAGAACGCAAGCGCGAGGCGGAGCTGGGTCTGGACTTCCGGCGGCCGGGATCCCCTGCGCAGGCCGTATGTGGCGGCGCGGGGCAAGGCACCGCTGAGGGCGAGCAGGAAAATCAGCAGGACAGCGGCGATCAGGATGACGACGGCGAGGACCGGGATCCTCGGCCCGCGGAGGACGCATGATGCATCACACCCAGATCGCCCAGCGCGTCTTCAACACGCCGCTGATGGTCGATCCTGCCAAGGCGCTGGCCTTCCTGACCGGCCTTGGGCCGCGGATCACCGGCAGAGAAATCAGCGTTGAGGGGCTGGAGATCGCCGCCGAAGATCGGGATGCCGCCACCCTCCCCGCCCGCGCCTCACTCTTCGGAGATGATCTGACCAATCGCCAGGCGCGGAACGGCGGCCAACCCTTCGCGGTGGTCGAGGGGATCGCAGTCATCGAGATTGCCGGAACGCTGGTGCATCGCGGGGCGTGGATCGGACAATCCTCCGGTCTGACCTCCTACGAGGGAATCGCGGCGCAGCTGCAGGCGGCGCTGGCCGACCCCGCCATCCGTGGCATCGCCCTCGACATCGACAGCTTCGGTGGCGAGGTGGCCGGGGCCTTCGATCTTGCCGACCGCATCCGCGCAGCGCGGCAGGTCAAACCCGTGCAAGCCTTCGTTGCTGACCATGCCCTCTCGGCCGCCTATGCGCTGGCCTCCCAGGCCGACCGGATCATCCTGCCCCGCACCGGTGCTGTCGGCAGCATCGGCGTCGTAGCCATGCACAGCGACATGAGCGGGGCGCTCGACCAGAAGGGCATTGCCGTCACGCTGATCCATGCAGGCGCGCGCAAGGTCGATGCCAATCCGTACCAGCCCCTGCCCGAGGCGGTCCGCGCCCGGATCGCAGGAGAACTCGAGGATTTGCGCCAGCTCTTCGCGGAAACCGTCGCCGAAGGCCGCGGGCGGCGCCTCGACACAAGCCGGGCGCTGGGCACCGAGGCGGCCATGTTCCGCGGCGAGGCGGCGGTCTTCGCCGGGCTCGCCGATGAGGTGGCGGACCCCGTCACCGCCTTCCGCGCTTTCGCCGCCGCACCTCGCGGCACAACCACCCCCAGAGGAAAGGGCCCGATGATGACCACTGCCCCCGACGACCATGCGCAGCCTGCGGCCGCGCCTGCTGCCAGCACCCCGCCGGAACCGGCCCCGCCCGCGGCAGTCGCGCCGCCGCAAACCACGGCAGCCGAGATGTCGCCCGAGGCGATCCGCGCCGAGGCGGCCGAGGTTGCGCAGGTCTGCGCGCAGGCCGCCCGGCTTGGTGTGCAGATCGACGCCGCCGATGCTGTCGCCAAGGGCGTGAAGCCCGAAGCCCTGCGCGCCAAGGTCCTGGCTGACCTCGCCGCCCGCAGCGATGCCGCGGGCATCATCGCCACCGCCCCGGCGGTGGGCGCCAAGGAAAGCCCCATCGTCGCGGCCGCCAAGAAATCGGCCGCCGCCTCGCGCTGACAGTTCCGCCCGCACTGGGCGCACTCCATCCCCCAACATCCTGGAGACTGAACCATGCCCGTCCTGACGGAACCGCCCAGCATGGGCGATGTCCTCAAATATGAGGTCAACCCGAACTACACCCGCGAGGTGGTGACGCTGCTCGCAGGCACACCCTACCCCGTGGGCGCCGTCCTTGGCCGCATCACCGCCAGCGGCAAGTACAAGCTGGCGACCAGTGGCGGCACCGATGGCGCGCAGACCGCCTCGGCCGTGCTGCTTTACGCCGTGGACGCAACCCTCGCAGATGCCATCGGCATCGTCGTCGCCCGCGGCCCGGCCATCGTCTCGCGCGCTGGCCTCGCCTACGACGCCACCGTCGATGACGCGGCCAAGATTACCACCAAGATCGGCCAGCTGGCCGCCGCAGGCATCATCGCCCGCGACGGCGTTTGATCCCCCTCATTTCCCCGGAGCATCCCCATGACCCTCGTCCGCAATCCCTTCGACGCTGGCGGCTATTCGCTGGCCGAGATGACGCAGGCCATCAACATCCTGCCGAACCTCTACACCCGCCTCGCCCAGATCGGCCTCTTCCGCTTCGAAGGGGTCAGCCAGCGGTCCGTGATCATCGAGCAGTACGAGGGCGTCCTGAGCCTCCTGCCCTCCGTTCCTCTCGGCGGCCCCGCCACGGTCGGCACCCGCGAGGGCCGGTCCATGCGGTCCTTCGCCCTGCCGTGGATCCCGCATGACGATGTGGTTCTCCCCGCCGACATCCAGGGGCAACCCGGCCTCGGGGCGTTTGACGCGGCCGATCCCCTCGTCGAAGTGATGAACCGCAAGCTCCTCCTCATGCGCCGCAAGCATGCCCAGACGCGGGAATACATGGAGATGAACGCGCTGCGCGGCATCGTGAAGGATGGCGCCGGGACCACCCTCTACAACTACTTCACCGAGTTCGGCCTGGCGCAGATCTCGGTCGACTTCGTCCTCGGCACCGCAGGCACGAACGTGCAGGGCAAGGTCCGCGAGGTGCTGCGCGCGATCGAGGACAACCTCTTGGGCGAGGCGATGACCAGCGTGCATGCCCTCGTCAGCCGGGAATTCTTCGACAAGCTGATCGCGCACCCGAAGACCGAAGAGGCCTACAAGTTCTACGCCAGCACCGGCGCCCAGCCCCTGCGCGAGGATGTGCGGCGCAACTTCCCCTTCGGCGGGATCCTGTTCGAGGAGTACTCCGGCACCGTCACCCTCTCGACCAAGGCCACCGAACGGCTGGTCCCGGCGAATGAAGGGATTGCGTTCCCGCTCGGCACGATGGACACCTTCACCACCTATGGCGGCCCGGCCAACCTGCTGGAGACCGCCAACACCATCGGCCTGCCGCTCTATGCCCGCCAACATCTCGACGAAAAGGGCCGCTGGATCGACGTGATGACCGAGGCATCAATCCTGCCTGTCAACAAGCGGCCCCGGTTGGCGGTCCGCCTGCACACGTCGAACTGACGGACCCACCGATGTCCGTCTTCGCCGCCGCCATGGACCGCATCTTCACCCATGCCTCCATGGCGGCCCCTGCCCTCTGGATCTCGGCCACCAGTTCCGAGGAACGCCCGATCCGCATTATCCGTCGCGCGCCCGACCGCGTCACCGACTTCGGAGCTGGGCGGTTCTTCAGCGACACAACGGTGGTGGACGTGCGCGTGGCCGACCTGCCCGTCCCGCGCCCGGGCGACGTGATCGTCATTGGCACGGACAGCCATGTCATCCAGGGGGAACCGCTGTGCGACCGCGAACGGCTGATCTGGACTCTCGACCTGAGGCCAGCGTGAAACTGAAGCTCACCATCGATCCTGACATCGTCGCCCTGATGCAGGCCGAAATCCGTGCGGGCGAAAAGGCCGTCACGACCGCCATGCGCGAGGCGGGCACTTCCCTGAAATCCGCCTGGCGCGGCCAGATCACCGGCGCGGGCCTCGGCACCCGGCTCGGCAACTCGATCCGGCTGGCCACCTATCCCAAGGGCGGCGAAAGCCTGAACGCCGCGGCGCTGGTCTGGTCGAACGCCCCGGTCATCGTCGGGGCGCATGACACGGGGCCGCTGATCCGGTCACGTAACGGGTTCTGGCTGGCAATCCCCACCGCCGCCGCCGGGAAAAGCACCAAGGGCGGTCGCATCACCCCCGATGAATGGGAACGCCGCACTGGGTTGCGCCTGCGGTTCATCTATCGCCGTCGCGGGCCGAGCCTGCTGGTGGCGGAGGGACGACTGAACAGCAAGGGACGCGCAGTGGCGTCCCGCGCCAAGACTGGCCGCGGACTGACCACCGTGCCGATCTTCCTCCTCGTGCCGCAGGTCAAGCTGCGCAAGCGGCTGGATCTGGCGCGTGATGCCGAACGGGCCATCGACGGCGTGCCGGGGCAGATCGTAGCAGGGTGGCACGCCACAAAACGATAGCCGCTGTAACAGTGCAATGAGCGCGCGGAATCTGGTTCCACGACAGTGCCTCGCTGTCGATGGGCAAAGCTCAGCTTACTATCTGGTTTTGCAGCACTTTACATCGCCAACACAAGCGTGACACGGTAACAAGAATGATTGCGTTGAGCCGACGTAGCACCACCTCAGGCAGTCCGGAAAGGTAGCCCACGTTGATTGACTGGAACAAAGTTGCAGAAGCCGCTGCATGCCGAATTCAGTTTGAGTTTTCCTGTGGGAGACAGCGGCTGGTGCGAGAGGATTTTGCAAAAATCGTTGTCGCTGAGGCCCTCCAAAGCCAAGTAGCCGGTGCAATTGAACCGGAATACAACCATCCCGACCTGCCAGGTAATACTCGGCTTGATCTGCTTGTAAGATCGCCACAAGCACAAAACATTCAAGCCGCGGTGGAATTGAAATGGGTACGCAAGTCCACTGATGCTACCATTCGCAACTGGGCACGAGAGATTTTCGCTGACGTTCTGAGGGTTGAGCGTCTTCAGGATCAGATGGCTCAAGGCAGTGAGCGCGTCGTGTTAGTCGTCGGGGAGGCCGAAGAAATGCGCCGTAAAGTTTGGGAGGTGCGGGCGCAGGCTGGTGATGGTCAACCGCGACAAAATGTGGTCAGCGCGCTGTTACAACAACGGAATGCTGTAGGTGCAGCACTCGATGCGCCGAACCCTGTAAACTTAGCAAATGTCAGCCTTGCCCTTCAGAAGTTCGTCAGAGCTTCAGCACCGGAACTGATGGCCGCCATTCCAACCACATTCAACGTGAGGATCGCGGCCCACTACTCTACGAAGGCGGACGGTATTGAGTGTGTTGTCTGGAAGGTAACCCGGCCGCAGCAGCAGAGAGTACTGCGAACAGCCGACCAGATATGGCCGCCGGTAAACCCTCCAGCCATTGGGTGACGATCCGGTTCAATTCAAAGCCGACCGTTTCAAAAAAGCATGCCCACCACCCGCGAAACCGTCCTCACCGCGCTGCACGCGCGGCTCTCCCCGCTTGCCGCCCTCACCCTGCGTGACGAGGTGCTGCCCGAGCGTATCCCGGCGGCCGGACTGATCATCCTGCGCGATGGTGAGCCGGGCGAGCCCGAGGTGACGCTCTCGCCTCTGCGCTACCACTACCAGCATCGGGCGGAACTGGAAGTTGTCGTCCAGGCAGGCACCGGCCGGGCCAGCGCCTTCGATGACCTTATCGCCTCCATCGGCGCGGCGCTGGAGACCGACCGGTCGCTGGGCGGCCTGTGCGACTGGGTTGAACCGGATGCCCCGGCCTCAGTCGACCTGCCGATAGACGGCTCAGCAGCCCTGAAGGCGGCGGTGATCACCGTCGTCCTGCACTACACCACGACCGGGCCGCTGGCCTGACACCCCACATCCACAGGAGACCCCCATGGCACGCGCATTATGCCGATGCCCGGATTATGCCGATGTAGGTCTGTAAGCTGTTGTTTCTGGCGGGGACCGCTGCGAAGGGGTTGGCATAATCAGAGGGCTTCCAGGAAGGCGAGGAGTTTGTCGGTCGGC